GAGGAAATTGTAATTAAGCGCATTATGCCAATAACACGTGAGCAACGCATTGCCGCAATTAACGTTGATTTACCACAGGGCCAATTCTACATGGAGCGCGATATGACGCTGGCACAGGCGCTAGAGCTTTACCCCAATAAAACGGACGTCGCATGACAAACCAACTCCTCACCGACCTAGCCCGTGTAAGGGCGCGGTTTCAGCTTGAGGCGATTATGAAGGCGATGGGTGTGAATCAGTCTGATATCGTTAGGCTTGACAACCAGCGCAAGTATAGGATAAAATAGCTTGAAAAATACAAAGGTTTGCAAAAATGGCTAAGGGAGTCACTAATAACCCTAATGGCAGGCCCGCAGGAGTGCCTAATAAGGCCACGGCGAAGGCTAGGGAGGCCATAGCCGCATTTGTAGACGGAAACGCTCACAGGCTAACAGAATGGCTTGACGCTATGGCCAATGATTTAACCGATGATGATGGCAAAGTTATACGAGCTGGCAATCCAAAGGATGCATTCCAGTGTTTTCAGTCTATTGTTGAGTACCACATCCCCAAGCTTGCCCGCAATGATGGCACTCAGAAGCACGAGGGCGATGTACAATTCACGGTAAAGTGGGGTGAGTGATGCTAATCGAATCCAAAATGGCTTGCGTTAGCACAAAATATGGGCCAATCTTTTGGCGAAGGATTGCCGCAGAACTACATTATGCGCTCCCGATTAAATATAAGCTGAAAACTACATACCACGGGGTTAGGGGTATCAAGAGTGAGAAGTTTTAACCTACAAAACGGCGGCTACACTTTGGTTACAGATAGAACGCCCGATTGCTGGCGTGAGGCCATGATTAGCGACGACGCTTTTGATGTAATACCGCATAATTGGAAGTGGAGCGATGTAGCGGTGGCTTTAGGTTTATTCCCTAGCAAGGGCCAAGCAGCTAAGAACGGATGGGGCGGTGAGTTTGTGCTGGGGTTTGATAGCCGCAAAACTAAGAAGCACGGTACTATCTGGGTGACAAAGGCAACTGACCATATCATAAAGCTACACGAGAGGGCTAAGAGGCGTGGCTGAACTCCGCATCCCTTATCAACCCCGCGATGCGTTCAAGCCGTATCATGCGAATACTAAGCGATTCTCTGTCACTGTAGCACACCGCCGAGCTGGAAAAACAGTCGCCCGCCTGAATCGTATCATCAAAGAAGCCGTGACTTGCACCAAGTTGAACCCTCGCTTTGGGTATATCGCGCCCTATTACGTTCAGGCAAAAGAAATCGCGTGGCAGTATCTCAAGCACTACACCGCACCACTGGCTCCCTTGGGGGTTAAATACCACGAGGCAGACCTATCCATTACCTTTGGGCACAATGGGGCGACGATTCGCTTGTACGGGGCAGAAAACGCAGAGCGTATGCGCGGGCTGTATTTCGACGGCATCGCACCCGATGAGGCTCAGGGCATATCCAGCGCCACGCTGCGCACCGTCATCTTGCCATGTTTGGCTGACCGTCAAGGCTGGCTAGATATATCTGGCACGCCTAAAGGCTGGAATAACCTGCTTGGTGAAGTGGTGAAGATAGCACAGGAAAACCCAGACGATTGGTTTTTGCAAATACTCAAAGCCAGTGAAACAGGCATCTTGCCAGAATCTGAGCTGGCAATGCAGCGCAAGCTAATGAGCGAAAACGAATTTTCCCAAGAATATGAGTGCTCTTTTGATGCGGCAATTACTGGCGCTGTGTATGGCAAGGAGTTGGAGGTTATTCAATCTCAGGGCAGAATAGCGCCGAATCTTTACGATAAGAACCTTCCCGTGCATACCGCATGGGATTTGGGTTACAGCGATAAAACGGCGATATGGTTCTGGCAACGTGTGGGCATGGAAGTGCGGTTGATTGATTTCTACCAAGCCAGCTTCGAGGCGGCCCCGCATTTCATTCAGGTATTGAAAGAGCGTGGCTACAAGTACGGGAATCACTACGTTCCACACGATGCGGCAAACAAGTTAATGGCAGCAGGCGGCAAATCAATCATAGACCAGCTACATGCTGGCGGCATCAAGACGCGGATTGTGGCGGCTACCACACAAGCCAACCAGATTGAGGCTCTGCGGTGGGTCATGCGCAACATGTGGATTGACACTAAATGCGACATAGGCATCCAACACTTGCGGGAATACCGCTACCGATGGATTGAAGATAAGCAATGTTTTAGCGATGAACCCCGCCACGATGTAAACAGCCACGCGGCTGATGCGTGCGAAATCATTGGACAAGTGCTCCGAAAAGAGGTAAAACAGGAATCTCCACCAAAGCCTCGGTTTTTGGAAGAAATGACGTTTAATGAGCTTTTTGAGTCGCATGAGCGCTCGAATTCCAATAACGGGTGGATTTAATGAAAGAAAAACTGCAAACGAGTGGGCTGGCTTTTTGGGTTGAGCATGTCAACACCTACGAGCGCGAATCTAAACCTTGGGAATCACGCGCTAAAAAGATTATCAAGCGCTATAAATCAGCCAATAACGACTTAGCTTCTGCTGATACAAAAGCGCAATACAACATTTTGTGGAGCAACGTGCAAACGCTGCATCCTGCGCTGTATGATGGCACACCTACCCCGAATGTTGACCGCCGCTTTGAAGATGACGAAGAGGTTAATACAACAGTTGCACAGATTCTTGAGCGTTCGGCATCGTATTTTGTAAAAACAAACGACTTTGACGACTGCATGAATCAGGCGGTGCTAGACCGCTTACTTGCTGGCCGTGGAACCGTATGGGCGCGGTATGTACCCAACTTCAAAGATGTGCAAATATCCGGCAACGAAGAAGTGCGTGGCGATGGCGTACAGATTACTGACGATGTGGAAACTGGCGACGATGTAGAGCAGGAGCTTTATAGCGAGGATGTGGTTCTTGACTATGTGCATTGGTGTGATTTTGGTCATAGCGTAGCGAGAACGTGGCAAGAAGCGCGTGCTGTATGGCGTAAGGTATATCTCAGCAAGAAAGAGCTAGAAGATAGATTTGGTGAGAAAGCCAAGGATGTGCCGCTTGATGCCAAGGCTTTAGGCAAAACAGAAGATGACACGTCACAGGCTGCCACGAAGGCGACGATTTACGAGCTATGGGATAGAGTCACTAAAAAGGCGTATTGGTTCCACAAGGATATTGAAGATTTCTTGGATGTGCAGCCAGACCCTCTAGAGCTTAGTGGATTTTACCCATGCCCACGCCCTATTTTTGCGACGCTGGCTAACGACTCGCTGATTCCTACCCCTGACTATGTATTGTACCAGCCGCAAGCTAGAGAATTAGACACGTTGACGGCAAGAATTGACAAGCTAACCCGCGCCCTCAAGGTTGTTGGTGTGTATGACAGCAGCGCAGAGGGTGTGCAGCGCATGCTGTCTGAGAACGTGGATAATCGCCTGATTCCTGTTGAGCAATGGGCGGTATTTGCTGAAAAGGGCGGCCTCAAGGGTGTAGTTGACTTCATGCCTATCGAGATGGTAGCCAACGTATTGCAGGGGCTTTATCCGGCGCGCGATAAGGTCAAGCAGGATATTTACGAAATCACTGGTATTTCAGATATTGTGCGTGGCGCTACGAATGCGAATGAAACTGCTACAGCCCAGCAGATTAAAGGGCAATTCGCCACCCTGCGCTTGGATAACATGCAAAAAGAGGTTGCTCGATTCTCGCGTGATTGCGTGAAATTAATAACTGAGATTATTGCCGAGCATTTCTCGCTTGAAACGCTGAAGAATGTGTCGGGTGTTCGGTTGCTAACACAGCAAGAAAAGATGATGGCAGAGCAGGCCATGCATATGCAGCAGCAATTTGCGTCTTTGCCGCCTGAGCAACAGCAGATGGCACAGCCTCCAGCTCCGCTGCCTGAGCATATCCAGAAAATGCTTAAAAAGCCCACATGGGAAGAAGTCGAGGCCGTGCTGCGTGAGAATGGGGCGCGTTGCTTCCGCATTGATATTGAAACTGACAGCACGATTAAGGCAGACCAAGAAGCTGAGAAAGCGGCTCGTAGTGAGTTCTTGACGGCAGCGGGTGGGTTTATCCAACAAGCATCGCAAATCCAGTCGACTGAGCTTCAACCGTTGCTCATGGAGATGCTGGAGTTCGGCGTGCGTGGCTTCAAGGTTGGCCGTGAGTTAGAAACCGAGTTTAAGGTTGCCAAGGATGCGCTAAAAGCTAAGTCTGAGAATCCATCTCCACAACAAGACCCGATGGCAGCAGAGCAAATGAAGCTTGAGGCAGAATCTACGCTTGAGGATAAGCGACTGGCAGCAAATGAGCGTATTGAAGCTGCTAAGATTCAATCAAACGAGCGAATTGAACAGATTAAAACCCAAGCAGATGTTGGCAAGCATAGAATGACCGTTAAGGCTTCGGCAAGCCCTGAAGTTGCTATGACTGACGGCGACTTGAATGAAGGGCAAAGCCCGCTGTTGGCATTGGGTCATATGATGCAAATGCAAGGCGAGCAAACCAATCAAGCGTTGGTAGCGATTGCACAGATGCAGGCACAGAATCAAATGCAGCTAATGGAAGTATTGACTCGCCAAAAGACTGTAAACGTGCGCCGCGATGCAAATGGGCGCATGTTGTCGGCGGAGGTTAATTAGTGCCTATACGCCATACAACAATTGCCACATTCCCCGATGAGCCAAGCGCGGAGATAAATAAAGCAGAGTGGAACGCAGACCACACCAACCCTGATATTGCGGATGTAACAGGTTTACAGGCTGCGCTTGATGCTAAAGGCGCATTAACCACCGTCGAGAAAGAATTAGGCAGCGTCCCTAAAATGGCTGGCAAGTTTACCATTGCAGGCACGGGCCTAACGATTGGCAAGCCTGTTAGCGTTATGAAAGCTGTTGGCCCTTATACAGGCAAAGGCACAAGGGCTGACGAGGCTGAGATGGATGCAATCACTGCTACGGGCGTGGTTACATCGGCAACAGAGATAACCGTGTACTGGAATGCAGCGACGCGAGTTAAAGGCAATGTAAAATTTAATTATTTTGTAGGAGCGTAAAATGGCTGTAATCGAAGGTGGTCTGACCGCCAATCTAGCTGAGGTGGATGCTAATAATAATGTTCAGGTAATCACGCCAACCGTTTTAAACCAAACGGGCTATATGGTGATGGCTGGTGAGAGTCATGACGGTGGTGCTACGGGTTTACCCGACCCAGTGCGACGCACCCTTAAAGTAACTCCAGATGGACGCTTGCGTACTGGCGTTGACCAAGTGCTGTGGGAAGACACATTCAACCACACCATCGTTGACACAAGCGCGTATCAATGTGTTACTGCAACCGCAACCCTCGCCCTGTCTGGCGGCTATTTGGTGTTTAACTCCGGCAACTCGGTTGCTTCTGCTGCTGTATCTCGTGTGCAGACGTATCGCACATTCCAATTGTCGGCATCTTCGACTAATGAAGTTGTGTTCCGTATTCGCTTTAACGTCGGATTACAGGCAAACTCCACTGCTGAGTTTGGCCTAGGATTCGCAGCGACAACCGCGACCCCAACTGATGGCGTATACTTCAAGGTTAACACCGCTGGCGCATTGCAAGGCGTGGTAAACGTAAACGGTACTGAATCCACGGTAGACTTGGATTTCATCCCCGTAGCTGGTGAAAACAACTTCTACCGCTTAGTGCAAGACCAAGACCAAGTTGAGTTCTATATCAACGGGCATCTGTACGGCGTGAAAGAAATTGCTAACACTTCGGCAGCTACCAGTTATTCACGCGCCCTGCCTATACTAATGCGTTCCTACAACGCTGCTATTGTGTCCACGGCTTTCCGCATGGAAGTATCTGACGTTGCGGTGATTGGACGCGACCTTGCTAACAACCGTTTGTGGTCAACCTGCCGCGCTGGTATGGAGCAATCCTCGATTAACAACGCACGGGGCGCTGCTGCTGGCTTCACGGCAAACTACGCAAACAGTGCTGCGCCTACCTCGGCTACGCTATCAAACACGGCGGCTGGGTATACTACGCTCGGCGGCCAATTCCAATTTGCTGCTGTGGCGGGTGCGGAAACTGACTATGCGCTGTTTGGCTTCCAAGTAACTGCGCCTTCAGCGGCGGGTGCTGGTAAAAACCTAGTAATTCGTGGCGTGCGTATTGATACAATGAACCTCGGTGCTGCTGTCGCGACAACGGCAACCGTTCTGCAATGGGGTTTAGGGGTCGGCTCAACCGCTGTATCACTCGCCACGGCGGATTCAGCAACGGCTGGTACAAGAGCGCCCCGACGCTTGACGCTTGGCGTGCAGTCGTTCGCAATTGGTGCTGCTATTGGTTCGGTTGCGGCTCCCGTCGATGTGAATCTTGATGCTCCGCTATATGTCGCGGCTGGTACGTTTGTGCATGTCATCCTTAAAATGCCAGTTGGCACTGCAACAGCTTCACAAATTATTCGTGGGACGGTACTGATTAACGGCTTTTGGGAATAATGGCTGGTATATTCAGCAGGTTTATATTCAATAACGCCATATTCAATACGGATGGTGGCGAAACATCCGCAACTACGGGCGGCGTTGCCGATTACAGGCGTTACCAAAGACAACTCCACGCGATTGGCAAGGCAGCGGAAAAAAGGCTTTTTAACAAGATTGAAAAAAAGATTGTTAATCTAGCTAAAAATGCGCCTGCACCGATTGTTGAAGTTGTAGAAGAAATTAAGGAACAGATTGATTTTGCTAAACTAGCGCAAGAGCAATCACAAGAAATTGCGGTGTTGTTAAACGTTCTACTGCAAAAACTTGACAAATTAGTGGCAGATGCTCTAATGCTTGAGCGTCAGCGCGAAGATGAAGAAGAGTTAATCCTAATTATGGCGGCGATATGACAGCTTTTACTTTTGACGACGATGACAGGATTACCACTTCAAACGCTGCGATAGCGTCATATTCAAACGGGCTGCCGTTTGACGCGGATGGGTATTTGGTTGTTACTGATAGCACGTCTGTTCCGGCTGGATTCCAAAACGGATGGCCTTTTGAATCAGATGGTTCGATTGCGATTGATAGCACTGGCACATTAAGCACCACGCAAAACGGGCTGCCATTTACGGCATCTGGCAGGATTATCGCTGATTCGTCTACGGCAGTAACAAATTGGGTGAATGGGTTGCCGTTTGGGACTAATGGGGTGGGGTTTGCTCCTTCATTCATATCACCTAACGCCGAATGGCGCTTGCCCATCACCAACTCTTATGTTTCTAGCGGCGACGCGACTTGGGTAGCTGCGATGATTGCCAGCGGCACGGCTAAGACCCTGCCGACAATGACTAGCAACGTGTTCCAGCCAGCATCAACATCGCGGGATTATTCGTTTTATGTTGGCGAAGTCGGCGCGGCTGGTGGGTTTATCAGCTTTACCCCGACAATTAGCGGCACTGGAGCGATTACAGCTACGGCTTATGAATCGACGGACTCGGTTGATGGCTCGGCTGGCTCAGGTTCGTGGTCGGCAAACTCGTGGACGTTATGGAAGCCAGCGGATGAAGCCGCTGCCAACGGTTATGGCGGAAGGGAGCAGCGGATTAACATTGCGGCAGGCCCAGCCAGATGGGTTAGACTAAACCTTACTACCCCAGCAGCTACGACTGTGCTTCCCTATTTTGGCGCGTTCCAACTTCAAGCGGATGGCTCGCAAGATTTGTGGGCTATGATGGGCAATTCTATCACCACATTCCCATATACGTCGCTAACTGCGCGCTCAGTTATCAAAGAGTTTTTCCCGAATAGTGACCCTATCGTTCTGTTTATGGCTCGCAGCGGGGCAAATTCTGCGGCGATTAAAACCAACCAAATTGACGAGCTAACCGGAAACGCTAGGTTCGCTGGCGTTCTTAACGTAATAATAGAGAACAGTTCCGGCGATGTGGCTTTGAGTGGTGTGCGCCCTTATGCAACTGACCCAGACCCAGATTATGTGGGCGACAGTTTCGAGAAGAACATAAACGCCCTAAAAGCTGAGTATGGCGCGGCGCATGTGTTTGCGAGTAACATACCGTTTGGCGACTTTACATCAAGTAACGGTGGGATTGTTCCTTATACAAACGGCGATATTTCAAGCGCGGATGGCAACCTGCCTTACAATACAAATCAGGTCGAGCCGAAGATGAAAGCCTTGCTGAGTAGTTCGAGCTGGTCGCCAACTTATGACTGCCCGATTAAAGATGACTATATCGGCATTGCATCAGATTTTTCTAACTATTTGTCTGACTGTGTTCACCCAAGCTCACCAATAGGCATTCGACGCTGGCGTGAAGGGTGCATCCCGTTTTTCAGGAAAGCATACGGTTTGTCGTCTGTTGGATATACGGCTCTTGACCAAACGGTGAGTTACGTTGGGGCAAAGGCGACATCGGCTAATAAAACAAACTTGCAAAACATATTTGACTTACTGGCTGCAACATCAGACCCAGCGGCTACTGTAAACCGTGCTGCGCTGCAAAGCCAGATTACAGCTATAACCACGACATTCAGCGACATCACACCCACAGCGCCGAATATCCTGCCTAATGATGCTGGCATTGCGACGGGTACGTTGGTTGCTCAATTTGATACAAGTGAGTTTACGAAGGTAACTAGGGCGTTGGTGGGCCATACTTCGGCATGGGTTGACCGCAAGAATGGCTATACGATGGCGCAAGCCACGGCTACGGCACGGCCTCGGCTGACACCTGAACAAGCAAACGGCGCTAAAGCGTTTTTAGATTTTAATAACGCGAACGAAGCTGTGAAAAGCATGAGCAGCACGGATGCTGGTCTGATTGGCTTAGTCAACTCGGCAGCCAGCGCGTTCACCATATTTTGTGTAGTTGAAATGCCTTCTGCTGCTGGCGCAGGTGGTGAGGATATTTTCGGGCTAGGGAGTGCCACGCAAAACTTCATTTTGGTTGGCGCGCAAATCAGTGCTTTTGCCCCTAGATTATTGATTGGCGACACTGGCGGTAGCGCATATTCGCTTATTCCTACAGATGCCAGCCTTGTTGCTGGCACTCGTTTCGCCTTTGCCTTCCGGCGTGACGGGGCTGGCAACCTTAAGTATTACCGTGGGGCGACGACAGCTACAGGAACAACGATACGAAACGGAGCTGTTACGGGCACTGTATCTCGCATTGGTCAGCGTGCCCAAGGTGGCGGTTCAAATAACTACACAAAGTACATCCATGAAATCGACGTATTCAGCGGGGCCATGAGCGATGCCGAGATTGGAAACGTGCTTGGTGGCTTGCGTGAGAAATGGACTGATTCATCTAAGACGTGTATCTAAGAGGCAAACTATGATTTATATGAACTGCGAAGAACCCGAACTGCTGAAAGTAATCAGCAAAAAGGATTTAGAATGGGCTGCTAGTGTAAGAATCCCTTATAACTCTAGCGGTGGAGAATGGGCAAAAAAGCACAGCATTGATAGCAAGATTAAAACTGCTATTAACAAGGGCAAAATCACCCCCATCAAATACGAGGAAATCAAACCTACGCGGTCTGTGCAAATCATAGGTGATTACATTGCAGGGCCTAACGGCTCTGTTAAGAACATGGCGGATGGCAAGGTTTATGATAGCAAATCAGCTTACTACAAGGCAGTGAAGGCGGCTGGCTGTGTGGTAATGGGTAACGATGCGCCCAAACAGGCTAAAGAGGCAGAATACAAGATTAACGAGCGTGAACTGAAGCAGGACATTGCTAAAGCGATTCAACAACTGGGAGGCTAATATGACTGAAGAAGTAATTGAGGATAACATTGCAGACGATATTCGCGCAGCTATGGGCGAGCCTGTAGAAGCTGAAATAACAGATGAACCGCAGGCTACGCAAGAGCCGGAAGCGACTGCCGAGCCTATTAAAGAAGTGCCGCCAGCCCCGCAATCATTGAGCGCTGAAGAAAAGGCAGAATGGGCGAACCTAAGCGACAAGGCGCGCGATATTATTTCTCGTCGTGAGCAGGATTATCACAAAGAGTTTACCCGCCAAGACAGTGAGCGTCTATTCGGGCGCGACCTAAAAGAAGTTATCACCCCTTACATGGCGGCTATCACTGCGGCTGGCTCTACCCCGAAAGAAACTGTGGGGAATCTTCTTAACACTGTTTACCGTTTGCAAAATGGTGACGAATCAACCCGTGCCGCCATTGTTAAGCAAATCGCCAAGGATTACGGCGTTAAGCTTGAGGGGATTAGCGACGGTGAAGAGTATGTAGACCCTACGATTGCAACGTTGCAAAACGAAATCCGTCAATTACGCGATATGGCAAATCCGCAAGTGCTTATGAGCCGCTTGACAGAGCAGCAAGAAGCTGCTAGGATTCAAGCTGATATTGCTGCCTTCGCTTCTAATCCAGAGCATGTGCATTTTGAATCGGTTAGACCTCTTATGACGGCTCTAATCACTTCAGGCCAAGCCAAGGACTTGAAAGAGGCATACGATATGGCATGTTATGCCAATCCTACTATTCGTTCCACGCTTGAGGCAAAAAAAGCTGCCGAGCAACAAGCGAAGCGAAAGCAAGAGATTGATGCAAAGAAGCGCGCCGCTTCATCCGTCACAGGTAGTCCAGCTACACCTAGCAACTCAAAAGTGACAAATCCCAAATCATCTGTCGAGGACGACCTTCGGGCTGTCATGGACGAACTTGAATCACGGGTCTAGGGCGTTCTGCTCCTAGGCTCTTAACCCTAGGAGAAAGAAATGGCTTCGCCAAATTTAGACGAAATCGTCACTACGACTCTTCGGAATCGTACTGGCAAACTTGCTGACAACGTAACGGAAAACAACGCACTGCTGAAGCGCCTTAAAATGCGCGGCAACGTAAAGCCCGTTAGCGGTGGACGCACCATTGTACAAGAACTCGAATATGCTGAAAACGGCACGTTCAAGCGTTACAGTGGCTATGAAACCCTGAACATCAACCCATCGGACGTATTCACCGCTGCTGAGTTTAACTACGCTCAAGCTGCTGTGGCCGTGTCGATTTCTGGCCTTGAGCAACTGCAAAACAGTGGCAAAGAGGCGGTTATCGACCTTCTAGGCTCGCGTATTAAAAACGCAGAGCGCACCATGATGAACAACATTGCTTCAGACTGTTATTCGGATGGTACGGCAGACGGCGGCAAACAAATCGGCGGCCTTGCGCTTCTGATTGATACCACCCCTGCAACTGGCACCGTTGGCGGCATTAACGCTGCAACGTGGTCGTTCTGGCAGAACATTGCCTCGACGGGTACGGCTGCAACCGCTGCTAACATCCAAAGCCTCATGAACGGCGTTGCCCTGCAACTCGTTCGTGGCACTGATTCGGCTGACATCATCATTGCTGGTAGCAACAAGTACAACTTCTACCTGCAATCGTTGCAAGCCATTCAGCGTATCACCTCGGAAGAGAGTGCAGGCGCTGGCTTTACCTCGCTGAAATACTATGGCGCTGGTAACTCGGCTGATGTGGTTCTTGATGGTGGCGTAGGTGGGGCTTGCCCAACCGATACCATGTTCTTCATCAACTCAAACTACTTGCACTTCCGTCCGCATGTTGACCGTAACTTTACTGTGCTTGGGCCAGAGCGTCACGCAGTAAACCAAGATGCTATGGTTAAACTCATCGGCTTTGCTGGCAACATGACGGTTTCTAACCGCCGCCTGCAAGGTGTGCTCACCAACTAATTTAAAGGAGTTTTAATCATGTCTTATATTCTTGGAATTGACCTATTGGCTAACGATGCCACGCCTAAATTTGAGGCTGGTTCGATTGGCCGCACTGACGATGGCAAACTGTACAAATATGTACAATACAACAGCGGTGCTGGCACCGTTGCGGCTGTCGCTGGTAACGTCGCCTACTACTACGCTCCATCAGGTGCGTCGGCTGGTGCAACTGCGGTTGTTACTTCTGACCTGTCTGACAGTGCGGGTTTAGGTGCTGGGGTTCTACAAACCGTTATCACCACTGGCCAATATGGTTGGGTGCAAATTAGCGGCCCTGCAACCATTACTCCGGCTCTGACTGCTGGTGCGGATGGTAACGCTCTGACTGCTGTAGGTGCAACGGATGGTACGCTTGACGTATCGGCGCTTGTAACGGATGCGGTTGTTGCATATGCGGTTGACGCTTCGGCGAAAATCATCATGTGTGCCTTCCCACAATAATCTGGTGCCTCCCAGATTGGGGGTGGTGAGGTAAAACTTGCCACCCCTTTCTTTTGTGTTATAATTGGCGCGAAAGAGAGGCAGACTATGTTTAACGACCCAACTTTGGTAAAGCGTGGAAACACCGTATTAGTGCAGCATGGCGATGATTCTGGCCTGTTTGTGCGGTTTTATAGCGACGCAATCCTTAATCAGCAGAAATCCGATACTGAAGGCCGCCCAATCTACGAGCAGGTGGAAATGTGCGAGATTCTATTTGCTGGCGACAACACAAAAACCAAGGTAGGCCGCGCCACTGATGGCAACCCTCCTTATTATCTTCGTTTCCCTAACCAATATGCGGCGTTCAAGCAGCAACTGGAAGTGGTGCAAGACGGCACCCCTATCGAGCATTGGCCGCCAATTACCAAGGCGCAGGCTTTAGAACTAAAGGCTATGAATATCCACACCGTTGAAATGTTGGCAAGCGTGCCTGATGTAAACTTGAAATGGATGGGCGCAAGACAACTGCGCGAAAATGCAAAAGTATGGCTATCTGAGGCAGATGCGGGCAAAGAGGCAATCCGCCTAAATAATGAGATTGAATCGCTCAAGATGCAAATCGAGGCTATGCGCAATCAAAACGCTGGTTTTTCTACTAGCAAAAAACAAGAACAAGTGTTACAATCTGACTTGCAAGCTCCACCGTTAGAGGAAGCGCCTGAAATTAAACCTATTGTCACCAAGATGCGTGGCAGACCTAAAAAGGTAGAAAATGGCGCGGACATTTATTCAACTGATTCAACAAGCGGCGAATGAAATAGGCATCCCTGAGCCTAGCCAAATCATCGGCTCGCAGGATGAACAAGCAAAACAGCTCCTTGCTCTTGCTCAGCGTGAGGGCAAGGACTTCTCTGTTCTGGCCAACAAAAATGGCGGCTGGCAGGCATTGCATGGCGAATACACGTTTACTACAGTTGACAGCCAGCAGGCATACACCATGCCAGCGGATTTTGAGTATTTTGTGCAGCGGACGTTTTGGGATGATTCCTATAAATGGGAATTGCTTGGCCCAATCACAGCGCAAGAAAAGCAAATCCTGAAATACGGGGTTATTGCTAGCGGCCCGCGACGTAAGTTTTACATCCGCGCCAATGAGATGTATTTAGACCCAATTCCGGAAACCACGGGCGATACGATTGCCTATGATTATTTCAGCAACGCATGGTGCAAAGACTCACTTGGTAACGTGCAAAAACTATGGACGGCAGATACAGATACATACCGCTTGGATGAAGATTGCTTTATCCAAGGGATTAAGTGGCGGTTTCTACGGGCCAAGGGTTTAGATTACAGCCAAGAGAAAATGGATTATGAGGCTGATTGCCAACGCGTTATGGCAAGGGATGGCGGTAATCGTGACCTACCAATTGCAGGCGGGACGTATGGCACTAGATTCCTAAGCATGGATAATGTGCCTGAAACGGGCTTCGGAGCGTAATGAAACCAACGGGACAGCGCGTATCTAGGACTTCTTCGTTGCAAGCCCCTACAGGCGGTTTGAACGCAAAAGACCCATTGGCGAACATGAAAGAAACCGAAGCTGTCACGCTAGATAACTGGTTCCCAACCCCGTCTAGTGTTGATATCCGCAATGGCATGGCAGAGCATGTTGTAGGGACTGCTGACCCCGTTGAAACGCTTTGCCTTTATAATGACGGGGTAACCCCTAAGTTATTCGCAGTGGCTGGTGGTGATATATTCGATGTTACGTCAGCAGGCGCATTGGGCGCTGCGGATGTAACTGGCCTGACAAACTCACGCTTCCAACATATCAATATGGGCACCGCTGGCGGGTTCTTTCTGCTAATGGTAAACGGCCAAGATAAGATGCAAGTTTATACTGGCTCGGCTTGGTATGCCGATGGTACGACAACCACTGTAACGGGGGTTGACACTGCTGATTGCGTTCATATCAACAACTTCAAAAATCGCGTTTGGTTGATTGAAAAAGACAGTTTTAACGCTTGGTATTTGCCAGTTTCAAGTATTGGCGGTGCGGCGAATGTTCTAGACCTTTCTGGCTTGTTCAAGCTTGGCGGCTATCTTATGGCAATGGCAAACTGGACGATTGATAACGCTTCAGGGGTTGATGATTACGCGGCGTTTATCACAAGCGAGGGCGAAGTTGCTTTGTATAAGGGCACAGACCCGAGCAGCGCAGCAACTTGGGCTCTTGTTGGTACGTTTCGCATGGGCAGACCTATTGGCCGCAGGTGTTTTTGTAAGGCTGGGGCAGATGTTCTGGTCGTTACAACGGATGGCGCGTTTCCGCTATCCAAGGCCTTACTAACTGACAGGTCGCAACTTAACCTTGCTGCTACGGATAAAATCAGTACTGCTTTCAATCAAGATATTCGTAGTTATGGGACAAATTTTGGCTGGCAACCCATCATCCACCCCGCGGGCCAAAAATTGATTGTCAACGTACCTTCGGCTGAGGCTAGCGTTTCTCACCAATACGTCATGAACACAGCACACGGCGCATGGTGCCGCTTTGTTGGATGGGACGCAATTTGCTTAGAGGTTTTGGGCGATAATTTGTATTACGGCGCGTCGGATGGCGTATACCAAGCTGACACAGGTAGTAGCGATAATGGCTCAGATATTCTAGCTGTTGGGCAGCAGGCGTTTAGTTACTTTGGTAATCGCACTGGAATCAAGAAATGGTCGATGGCGCGCTGTATCTTTACGAGCAATGGCTCAATTAACCCAGCTATTTTGATGAACGTGGACTTTGCAGAAAACCGCACTGCTGTATCTCCTAGCTACACAGGTGAGGCTGGTAGTGAATGGGATGTTGCGACGTGGGATGTTGCCTCATGGGTGCAAGGTGATTCTATCACGAAGCGGTGGCAAAGTATTACGGGAGTTGGTTACGCTGGCGGTATTCGTGTAGTGGCTCAGATTAAAGATATTACTTGTAAATGGCAGTCAACTGACTTTGTTTATGAATACGGGGCTGTGCTGTAATGCTGGTTTATGGGCGCGATGATGAAGTTGCGGAATGGGCCGGAAAGCAGCTAATGAAAGACCCTGAAGTATTTAAGCCATGCAAGGCGATAGGAATAGAAAAAGACGGGCGTTTGATTGCTGGGGTGGTTTATAACAAATACGAGCCTAATTTACTCATAGAAATGTCGATTGCTAGTATTGACAAATCGTGGGCAACAAGGCATAATCTAAAGGCATTGTTTGCGTACCCCTTCACCCAGCTCAATCTGGGAAGAGTGCAAGCATTATGTTCTGCCAATAATGAAGGGGTTCAAATGTTTCTCAAAAGATTAGGGTTTACTCACGAAGGTACGCACCCAGCCGCATATCATGACGGCGGGGCTGCTATGTCTTTTGGCATGTTAAAACAAGATTGTAGGTGGTTATAATGGGAAAAGGCGCACCAAAGGCTCCCGCAGCACCAGACCCAGCGGCAACGGCTGCGGCTCAAACTGCTACGAACAAAGAAACCGCATACTGGAACGCGGCGCTAAACAACGTCAACCAGATTACGCCGTATGGTAGCTTGACATACAAGCAAACTGGCGGTGGCCCACAATACAATATGGAAGCCTATAACTCGGCGCTATCTGCGTTTAACAATTCTGCTGCATCTGGCAATGTGGGTAGTAACAGCGCAAATCAATGGACGTATGACGGCTATAATTACGAAATCAAAGACGGCAATTTATTGCGAAACGGAACAAATATAGGTGTATGGAACCCTAATGCTATAGGCGCTGGGCAATATGGCGCTCCCACTGGCGCTGGTACTTCTGCTGGTGGCGGTGGGGCCACTATGCCACAGCTTAAAGATTTCTTGATTAGCGATGATGCGCCGCCGCAGTTTACCTCGACTATTGAATTAACGCCAGAGCAGCAAGCAATCCTCGACCGCCAAACTTCCAATCAGAAAGCGTTGGTAGACTTGGGCGGTGAGCAATTAGGGCGGATTCGTGATTCTGTCTCGACTCCGTTTAGTTTTGGCGCGTTACCTTCTTATGGCGAACAAGACCAGACCGCAGCATCGGCAAGGGCTGAGGAAGCTTTAATGTCGCGCATGAACCCTCAGTTTCAGCGCGATGAAGAGGCAATGAGAACGCGGCTTATTAACCAAGGCATCGGCCAAGGTTCACAAGCTTACAACACCGAAATGGAACGTTTCAACCAAGCCAAAAACGATGCTCGGATGCAGGCGGTTCTGAGTGGCCAGCAATACGGCTCGACTGAATTAGCGGATGCTTTGCGCCGCAGGAATCAAGGTATTCAGGAATACACCACGCAACGCAACGCGCCGCTTAACGAGTATATTGGGCTTACTTCTGGCGTGCAGGTTCAATCACCGCAATTTAACTCGCAGAACTATCAGGGGACTCAGCCTGTGGATTATGCTGGCTTGTTGAATAACCAGTATCAAGCACAGCTTGGGCAGTACAACAGTAAGGTTGCAAGCAATAACTCTACTACGGGCGGAATCTTGGGGCTTGGCGGTTCACTGCTTGGTTCTTTTGCGGCTCCTGGTGGATTATTCGGGTTTTCAGATTCTCGCCTTAAGCAGGATATCATGGAGATTGGCGAAGAAAACGGCCACAAGCTGTATGAGTTTTCGTACATTCCTAAAGTCAAGAAATCTGGGCGGTTTATTGGCGTTATGGCGCAGGATGTTGAGAAGTACATGCCTGAAGCTGTAATCGAGGTAGAAGGCTTCAAGGCGGTTAATTACTCAATGCTTGGCCTGCAAATGCGGGAGGTTGCGTAATGGTACAATTTTTCGACCCTAAACAAGAAGCTGAAATCAAGCGTCGCCGTCGCATGGCTGAGATGCTAATGAAGCAAGGCGGCCCCAAACCTACGGAAGTAATTAGTGGTTATGCTGTGCCGCAATCCGGCCTTGAACAACTAGCTAGGGGGCTTGCTGGTGGTATTGGTAGCTATCAAGCTGCTACGGCTGACAATCAAGAGAAAGAACTAGCGCAGAAGCGTCAAGAGTTGTTGGCTGAAGCATTGTCAAAAGGTAGCAAACAAGAAGCGGCTCAAGTCTTGGGCCAAGACCCAGAAATGGCAGGAACTGCTGTTAAAATGGCATTCCCCGATTCTTCTTCTCTGGGGGGGGCAACGGGTGCTATTGCAGATAGATTGATTGCGCAGGGTGTAGACCCATTACAAGCTATTTTGATTGCCAAATCTGGATTGGGCGCAGGTCGCACTTTCGACACTGGCAGCGGCATGGTTCAGCCTATGGCTGGCGCGCCTGAAGCTGGCGGGGCCATGAAGTATGGCGAAAAAATGGGTGAACAGCAAGCGGTATTGGCGACGGCCCCCCAAATTGAATCAGCTAAAGACAAAGCAAAATCTATGGCTGAAAAACAATCATTATTAAATGAAAGTACTGGGTTGATGCCGCAGCTAGATGCTACGGTTGATAGGCTTGGGAAATTAGCTGATAAAGCGACATACACATGGGCTGGCCGTGCTGTTGGTGAGGCTGTGCGCCAAACTGGTGGTACGCGGGAAAGCGATATAGCTAGAACTGAGTATCAATCAGAAATCGATAACAACATATTGCCTCTTTTGCGCCAGACTTTTGGTGCGCAATTCACTCAAAAAGAGGGTGAATCACTTAAGGCGACGCTTGGAGATGTTAATAAAGCGCCCGCTGAGAAAAAAGCTGTATTGCGTGCGTTTATAAATCAAAAGCAAGAGCAAATTAAAACATTGCAAAGGCAGACAGGGCAAACTCCAGCCCCGACTGACCCACTAGCGGCTGCGCGTGATGCAATCGCTAAAGGCGCGCCTCGTGACGCTGTAATTCAAAGACTGCAACAAAACGGCATTGACGCTACGGGGTTATAATGGTTTCGTTTGACGACCTCATTCCGCAACAGCAAAAAGCATTGCCTCACCGTGGCAGGACTGCGCTTGAGCAAGGCTTGCAAGGGGCTACTTTCAATTTAGCAGATGAAGTCTATAATAGGCTTGGCGCGGGCATCGCTTCCGCTTATACTGGTGAGAAATACAGTGATTTGCTTAATGAGGCACAAAACACCACACAAGCGCGCCTTAAGCAGCAAATGGAAGAACGCCCAGCTTTGTCAATCGGGGCGAATATCGGCGGGGCAATACTAACGGGAGGTGCTGGTGCATCAACAGCAGGAGGGGCGGCGGTTGCTAATAGCCTTCGCACGGGTGGACTCGGATTGCGTGCTGCAAAAGCAGCTGCACTCGGTGCCGCTACTGGCAGTGCCTCTGGCTTTGGCGCTGGAAGCGGTCTTGAAAATAGATTGGAAAGCGCGGGTGATTCGGCTTTGGCTGGTGGTTTGGTTGGTGGCGCTATTCCCGTTGTGGGGACAAGTGCTGGTAAATTAGCTAAAGGCGTTAAATCAGAACTTGACAGCCTAATGCCTAAAACTGCCCAATCCATGCAAGATTTACGCAAAGCTGCTAAACCACTATATGACAAATTCACACAATCTGGCGGCGTCTATTCAGACAAGCTGACAAACGAAATCGCTGACTTGGCGGATGCTGCTAAATCGCAGGGCATTGCTGGTAGCACTAAGAAAGCAGACGATGCTTTAAATGAAGCGCTAGATTTTTATTCTAGCTTGCGTGGTAAAAAACTAAGCCCAACAGACTTGCAGAAGCTAGACCAATCCTTTGCGGATGATATTGCTCAGTTTAACAAAGCTGGCAAGTTTAACTTTGGGCGCATTCTTAATAACCTAAAATATGAAATGCGCGATAGGGCTTTTGACCCTGTTAAAGCCGCGAATTACATTGAATCTGGCTCGGCAGGTTCGGTTGAGGCGCTAAAAGAAGCGAATCGCCTTTATGCTCAATCTTACAAAGCAGCAGACATTGAAAAGATTCTAGCTAAGGCAAAGGGGACTGAAAACCCACAAACTTCCATTAGGACGAATTTAAAAAACCTTCTTGCTAATGATAAGAAGATGAAAAACTATTCGCCACAAGAGCAAGCGATTCTTGAAGAGGCTTTGAAGCGTGGCGCTACTGGTGGGCTGGTAAAATTGCTTGGTGGCAGGCTTACTAGCACTATTGCAGGCGGTATGGCTGGAACTCCTATGGGTGTAGCTGGCACTATTGCTGGCGCTGTTGCAGGTAAGGCTGCTGGCGGCGCTGCTGCTGATGTAGCTGGGGGCATTCAAGCCAACAGGCTGCGTGGTGCTTTACAACAAATCCAAGGCGGAGCGACACAAACAAGCGGTGGACTTCCTGCTGTGCTTTCTAATCCTCGTGCAGGACAGCTTGCCGCACCAGCGGGTGCTTTAATCGGCGGTCAATCGCCTACTCGTATTGAGGTTAACCCTAATCAGCCGAATCCATACGCACAGGAATTGCCAGCGGTAAACCTACCGCAAATGGATTTTAATGACCTAATCCCCCAAACAAAAACCGTCATCGAGCCACTCTCGTACAACAGCGAGCAACCTTCGCTTATGGGCAAGATTAAGCAAGCGGAATCGGGCGGGAATCCTAACGCTAAAAACCCTCTAAGCAGCGCAAGCGGCCTGTACCAATTCACCGATGCCACATGGCGCAGTGCAGTCAATAAATGGGGCCGTAAATACGGCATTACGCAGGCTGATAAATCAAGCCCACAAGCGCAAGAAGCATTGGTGCAGGAACTAACCAAGGACAACGCAAGAATCCTTCAAGCGAAGGGTGTGGAGCCTACCGATGGGAATCTATATTTTGCACATTTTATGGGTGCTCCCGCAGGCGCTTCCGCTATTAAAATGCTTGGTACTGGTGCTATTGCTGCGCGTAGCTTTCCTTCGGCGGCGAAGTCAAACCCAACGATATTTTTCAGCAAAAACGGCAAGCCTCGCACGATTGACGAGGTTTACGAAATCATAACTAATAAGGTGGTGTAAGATGGCTTTCAACGGAAGTGGTGTGTTCCAAAGACTTTATTCATGGGTCAATGACGCGGCGGGTGGTATTAAAATCCGCGCAGACCGCATGGACAACGAGATGAACGGTTTCGCCACTGGCTTGTCTACTTGCATCACCAAGGACGGACAAACTACCGTTACAGCCAACCTTCCTATGGCTAGTTATCGCCATACTGGCGTTGGTAACGGTTCGGCGCGTGATGATTATGCAAGCCTCGCACAAGTACAAGATGGCAAAGCCGCATGGGTTGATGGAGGTGGCACGGCGGATGCAATTACTGCTACTTATTCGCCAGTTATTACTACGCTAGTCGATGGCCAGCTTTGCTATGTTCGCGCTACGGCGGCGAATGCTACAACCACGCCAACATTCTCTCCCAATGCTTTAACTGCAAGAACTATTGTTAAAAATGGTGGTTCGGCATTGGCCGCTGGCGATATAGCAGGCGACGGCCACGAGCTAGAGTTGCGTTATGACCTGACGAACACTCGTTGGGAATTGCTAAACCCAAAGGCTCCAACTGTAGGAGCTACGCTTACTGACCTATCAACTAAGTGGACGGCTGCATCTGCTTCTGGTTCGGCTTCTTTGCAGTTTCATGAAGATACGGATAATGGCACAAACAAAGCAACATTAACTGCCCCAGCTTCTTTGGCAGCGGATGCGACTATTACTTTGCCAAGTGCTACTAGTACGCTTGCAACGCTAGCTGGAACGGAAACACTGACGAACAAAACGCTAACAAGCCCAGCAATTAATGGCGCTACCATAGACACAACAACCACAGGTGTTACGCAATCGGCAGGCGATAATAGTACAAAACTTGCAACTACTGCTTATGCTGATGCTGTGGGCCCAAAAGCGTTGGTAAATTTCAATGGTAACACAGGAACCATAAACGCAGATTATAACGTCACAAGCATTACAAAAAATGGCACTGGTGATTATACGATTAACTTTACCAACGCTTTACCGGATGCAAACTACATTTATGCTTTTGGTATGAGATACGATAACGCTTCTGCGGATACAACGACGGCAGTTGTGGCATGTAAAAACACTGTTGCTCCAACAACCACTGCATTGCGGATTGTAGTTGTAGGAAACCTTTCGGCTACTTTGTTTGACGCGCTTTCTATCAATGTGGTGATTTTCTGATGATGCAAGACATCCGCAGTAAAGCCGTAGAGTTACTCGCGCTAATCGACGCGTTAGATACTACGCCTTCTAACTGGATGCACACACTAAACGGAAACAACCCGTTTTATGATGCTGACTTTGCTGGTGGTAAATATTACGCAGCGGGTGCAGAGCGTGCATCGTTTGCTGAGTTTATTGCCAGTGCAGGGTTTACGGGGGCTTATACTCTTGGTGCGCATGGGTTGACGTTTGGCAATACCCCTATCGTTGCCACGAGTGATTTTAGCACTTGGAATAAAGCTAACATCGTATTTACACCGAATAATGCAATGGCGGCTGACGGTACGATGACTGCATCCACGATTGCGGATAACGCTACGAATGGTTTTCATGAGTTATTAAAGCTAGTAAATATAACTCAAGGCGCATCCTATGGTTTGGCTATTGATGTTAAAGCTGGCACTTGCACAAAAGGCCGCTTATGGTTTGTGAATGCAGCAACAGGCTTTTACACTGATTTTGACCTTGTGGCTGGTACGACTAGCGCGGCAACGGCTTTCGGCTCCACAACCCCCATTACATCGAGCATTGCGCCATTAGCAAACGGAGTGTATCGCATTACCGTTGCTGGTATTGCGGGTGCATTAACGAGTGGCAACTTTGATGTTCTGCCACGGGACAATGGAATCACCTATGCTGGTACGGGTAAATTGTTCTCGGTATCGAATGCACGCATGGAAGCACTGTCGGCGAAAGCATTGGTTTCAAACATCACAGCACCCACGGCAATCACGCGGGTGATTCATGCTAAAACAGCGGATTGCTTGCCGACTGATTTATATCAAGTCCTGCACCACCTCGACAATAATGTGAACACCACAAACGGTTATAGTGACCTAGAGGTTTACCGTGGAGTAAATGGTAACGTGTTTATTGAATGTAAGAAACTCAGCACCACGACGGTAAGTGGGATTATTGACCTTGGGCATATTCCAAACAATACCGCGTTTAAGATTTCTTACACCGCAAGCGCAGCAGGCTTGATTGCTAGTTTAAATGGTGGCCCTGTAGCAACATCAAACATTGCCGCATGGCCCACTGACCTAACGAAGAACCGATTAAACGGCAACATCTCGGCGGGCCGTGCATGGGGCGGCTCACTGGCTCGTGATACGTTATTTTTTGGCATAGCGACAGATTCACAACTTCAATCGTTGAGTGTATTATGAATGAGCATCACAATACTGCAATTGAAACTGTCCGCATTGCTGGCGCTGCTGTGGGTGTTACGATTTACGGCATTACTCTCAATGAGTGGGTTGCTGTTGTTACACTAATTTATCTGGTAATTCAGATAGTCATCTTGACCCCAAAGGCTTTTTCTATTGTGCGTGGGTGGTTTAAAAGATGAAACTTCGCCTTGATAGAGACGTCAAAGCTCCAGATTTCACGCTGGGCAAGCTATACGTTAATGGGGTGCAACAATTTTTCACTGTTGAGGACGAGGTGCGCGAGATTAAGGGCGTACCCGTCGAGGAATGGAAAGTAGCTGGTGAAACCGCAATCCCTGTAGGAACCTATCGGGTGATTGTAAGTTGGAGCAACCGCTTTAGAAAGCACCTGCCTTTACTGTTAGATGTGGAAGGGTTTAAAGGCATCCGTATCCATGCTGGCAATACCGAAAAGGACACCGAGGGCTGCATCTTGGTAGGAACCAGCCGTACTAAAGAAGGGGTGGCTAACAGCCGTTATGCCATGTCATTGCTGCAAACCGCTATCGAGGAGGCTAGCAAGCGTGGGGAAGTTGTCACCATCCAGATTAGCTGAGTTTTTTGAGGGAGGGGATGGCCGATTAAGCATGACTCGCTTAATTGTGTTTCTGACGTGGCCTCCCGCTACATGGATTGTTTTAAAGCAGCATGAACAATTAGCTAACTATTTAGGCGCATATGTGATAGGATATGCTCTAGGCAAATTTGCAGGTGAAGGCAATGCTTCTACAATACTGGAAACCCCTAGCGATAGCGTTAGCCTTAATGACGGTGTGGACGCACGGGAATCTGACAGCCAGCCGCAAGTGCGAGCGAGAAAAGCTCATAGCAATAGCCGAGGAGGTAAAGCGAAATGACGGGATTACCAAAACGCTTGAAGCTGATTTGGCAAAAGCTAAAGCTGCCGCAGTACGCGCTAGAAGCAACCTTAATGCTGTGCTGGCTCGTGGGGACTATTCTTGTATTATTGCTCCTGACGGGGTGCAGCTACTTCGCGACACCGCAACCAGCCATACCCGCTAACCTTGCTGTTTCATGCCCTGACGTTACACCGTTTGATGGCAGCACGTTAGGCGACCTGATGGCGTACACCGTGGATTTAATCGGCCAGTATCACGAGTGCCAATCTAGGATGGACGCTGTTGGCGTTTGGGCTGACAGGGTTTAGCATTCTTCCACACCCGTTCTTTGTGGCAGCTATAAGCGGCTTGTAAAATAATCGTACACCCACAGCGGCAAGTGCTGTTTTCGTTTACAATCTTGCGTAGTTCTGAGTTCTCTTTAGGTGTGTCTACAGGCCAGCTATGAAAGCAAGCAGCGCATTTAAGGTAGGTTGTTTCTAGCACTTATGCCTCTCGATAAATGCCTTAACCTGCGCCTGCACTTTAAGCTGGTCATCCATCCTGTATAGCTGGCGATTCCGTTGCAAGTCTAGCAACCTCACGGCTTCCATCACTATCAACCGTTGCCAGCAATAAATCGCTGTAGTTGCTAACAATGCGCTGATTACCATTTCCATTCTTATGACCCCAATGCTTCCAATCTACGGTTGGTATTTTATGATGCGGTTTGTGCAGTTTCTTAGCCACGGATGTATCTCCCTAAAAATAACGCAAGTGGCACTGATAGGGCAAGCCAGATTGTTAGGTATTGCATCACTTCACCCTCACTGCGCCAATGGCTATTAGCGCGTCGAGGGCTGCACGCATACCACGTCCGGAAGCTAAGCC